GCCGTTTGCAACGCTTGCCCACGGCTTCGGTAGCGCGATCACGCAGCGTTGCCAGCAAATTGTCGTAGTCATCGTAGCCATCGACGCCGCAATGGGCCTTGAGTTCATCAAGGCTAACAACGTTCAATGACGGTGCCACGGTCTCTTTGTACTGCATATCCATTATTAGTCGTCAACCGATTCAGTCTTGACCAGCGTTCCGGCCTCATTGCCAACCTCACAGTACAGCACGTTGAAATGGGCACACTTGTCGGCCACCGTAGCCGCGTCAATTGTCGCCAGGTCGGCAAAGATACAGACGTCGCGGATGATGCCCGTGGTATTCGTCAACAATTCGATACCCGGCTCGGCGTCGGTAGTCAGCGTGCAGTTCTCGATCAGCACCCGCGTCGATAACGTGGTGACGCCTTCGATGCAAGCGTTGGCGGCAGCACCCGAAATGTTGAGATCGCAATTTTTGATGGTCACCAGATCGCTGGCCCCAGTCAAAATGATCGCGGCCTGCGGGCTGGCGGCGGATGGGTGGTGCGCGTACAAAACGCCGTCGATCATTGTACGTGTACAACCTGCCTTGATATCGATGCCGAGCACGAATTCATCAGCACCGGCGCCATCCTCGCCAGGCAAGAACTCGCAGTCCTTGATGGTAGTGTTAGTGACGGCCGCCTCAATATCCACGCCGATTAAAACATCCGGCACGGACGGCAGGAACGTCAGGTTTTCGACGTGAATACCATTCGCTCCAATGTCGAGGCTGGCATTGGCATGATCGTAATGAATGCAGGGCCGGTCGGGACCGTTGCCCAGGCCGATTACGGAGATACCGGCAACATCGAGATCAATCTGTGCATCGGCTAGGCTTTCCACGTGGCCGGGCATGACAATAATAATGTCATTCTCGTTAGCCGTGCAAAGCGATTTGGCGTAGTCGATGGTGGCCACGGGCTTGTCCGGCCCGGCGCCATAGCCGCTGGCATCGGTGCCGTCGGTGCCGTGGACGAAAATTCTTGCACCTGTCGAGTACGACATGTCCTCAACGGCGAAGAGTCCGCCGACAGCGCGGCGGACAAAAAGTGCAGTTCTAGGGAGAGCCATAATTCACGGTCCTTTCGTGTGTAAATGGCGATAAACCCAGACGGCTCGCGTCTGTGCGCGCCGTCCGGACAAAAACAAATTACGAAATAGTTGTTGCCGTAAGCCCGGTGTGGGGCCGCTTGCAGCCATAGCGGATATATGTCACACCCTGCTCGTCGTCGTTGTGCTGGCTGTCGATATACGCCGTCACATGGGTAAACTTGTACCCGGCGGCGATGCCGAGTTGCTCGATTTCCTCTGCGGAAACCTCTAGTACGGCATAATCGCCAATAGCATCGCAGGCGATGACGCCCGTGGTTTTAATTTCCGTGGCATCGGAAGCCGAGTCATCGGTAGCTGCGTAGATCGAAAGCTCGATCATGCCGCTGCCGCCCAAAACGCCTTGTACGGCGATCACGGCGAAGCCTTCATAGTCGCGCATGGCCCGCCAGGTAGTGGCCGTTGCGCCTGCCTTAACGGATTGCTCGGTAGCGCCCGCGGCGGGCATATGAATGAACGACTCGATACAGGCATTGGCGAATAGTTTTTCTGTTGCAACTGCTGTTACCATTGTTTTTTCCTTTCAGGAATAAATGGGTTAGCTTCGGTTAAGCCCGTTCCGCCAGAGCGACAAACGGGGACAATGTTGTGGTGGAATTCTTGGGCGTGAGGGCCGATCGCCACCAGCCGCGGCCATCGTTCTCAATCCAGAATTTGAATGTGCGTTCATGATTGACGAACCGCACGTGGATAGAATCGGCGGAGCGGAGCGGCTTGTAGGTGCCTTCCAAATACTGCGACCAGTTGATGAGGATGATGTCACCTAGATCGCCTATGGTCTGGCAATACTCCGTCAGTATTACAGGGCGGCCGAAGAGTATGTCGGGCTCGCCTTCGCGGGCCGATGTCTGCCAGACGGGGAAGCCGCCCAGCGTACCAGGGAACACGATTCGCATAAGGTTGGGCAGCGTGTCATGGTTAGCCAGCCACACGGCGTTGCCGTAGCCCCAGCACCGTGCCCTCATGCGGGTAAGATTGCCGTAGACAATAGTATCGGCGTCCTGGCCGGCCTCGTCGCCGTCAATGGCGACAGTCACTAGAGCAGGACAATTCATCACGCCTTCGAACTCGCCCACGCCGGTGCCATTGATACGTTCATCGATAAGATGCGACTGAAACTGGTCGCGGAAACCCGCTTCCAGGATGGCCGCAAAAGACACGGGCGATCGCTCCAGAATTTCTTCGGTGGCATAACTCAGACCGAAGAGGGCATGGGCGTTAAGCGTGACCTGTTCATATACGGTCCGCGATGCCGCTTGTGTCTGCGTTTCGGCCCGCCGGGCAACAGTCAGCCCGCCGGAAACACTGGACGAATGATCTTTATCCGTCCGCGCATTGAACCGCACGATAGGATTGGTCATCGGCACCTTGGTGACGCGAGAACCGATGGGATCGACCTCGGGGGCAACTCGAAGTATTCCCGGAGCTAGGCCTTCGGGAATTAGGAATCCACCGTAAGGATCGGCGTAGGTGCCGGCCTCGTCGCTGCCGGCGGTGGCCATGAAATTGAGCCGTTCATCGAGAACGCCCGTGCGGCCGCTTTCGATAATCGTACACAAGAAATCCTGCGGATCGGCAAAACCCTTCTTTGGGTCTTTTTCCCAGGCTGCAACGGGATTGGAAACATCGGCTAATGACAAGCCGAAATCGTCGCCGATAGGATCAGCCTTGGGGCTGGAAACGTGGGGAGAAAGTTGATGCTCCCACTCGATCTTCTTGGCGAGGCCTTCAAGCTCCACCTTGTTGGCATCGAGTTGAGACTGCTCATCCTCATTGAGGTCGCGTTCCTCTTTTTCGGCCGCGTCGAGAAAATCCCCGGACTGTTTTACAAGAGCCTTTTTGCGCTCTTCATACTTTGCAAGTCGCTTATTCACGATCTTGTCCTTTCAAAACGAGTAGCGTTCCGTGCTACCCGCCGTGGCGTGGAAGATCGTGAACAAAAAAATAACGGCGGATGTAAAACGAACCGCCAGCATAAACTGGGAGTCGGCTTCACATCCGCCGTGGCGTAATGGATAACCTAAATTCTAATATTTATTTTGCTGCTTCGGCCGCCGTGGCGTGCCGCTTCAGCGTAGTATATTGAGCCAGGTTGCCCGCGACTCGCACAGGCCCACCGCCACTGTCGCATGACGACAATCAAGTCTTCGTTAGGGGTACAACATAAGTTGCAAACCTGGGCTCAATGTTCTTTATAGCAGCCCCTCTGGAAAAAGTCAAGGCAATTTTTTCCGTCTATATCAGTCCCAACCGCTGCCGCTCATTCCGCATCCGCCGCCCACGCCGCAGCCGTTGCGCCGTTGCCAGGCGGTCCACCTCGGCCTCCAGCGTGCCCACGCGGTCGGCCATGCCCAGGCCGATGGCTTCTCGGGCGGCATAGGTACGGCCCTGCCCAAAAGTCTCATGGACGATTTTTGCCGTTATGCCACGCTGTTTTGCCACGGCTGCCTCGAAAATTTTGCCGGCGGCGTCAACTTTCCGCTGGAGTTCCTTAATTGCCTCGTCTGACGGCGGCTCATCCGGGTTGAGTTCTGCCTTGTAACGGCCGTAAGTAATATAAGTGGGTTTGACACCGATCTGCTCATTGGCGCCGCTCATGTCGTGATGCACTGCCAAGATGCCGATAGAGCCCACGTCCCCGCTAGGCGTGACCACAATCTCGTCAGCCGCCGAAGCGATCCAGTATGCCGCCGAGGCCGCTAGCGAGTTTGCCACGGCCACAATTGGTTTGCTTCCCCTCGCAGCCATGATCTTATCGGCCAGTTCCGGCGTTCCGCAGTAATTGCCGCCAGGCGAATCCACGTCCAGAACGATGGCATCGACCGATCCGTCGGCCACCAATGCGTCGAACTCACGGCCAAGCCTTTCGGTAGATGTGCCGCCGGACATAGCCGATAACAGATCCATCCGCTGGCTCAATATGCCCACTACGGGCAGCACGGCCACGCTGCGCGATATCTGCGCAGAACGGCTGGCCCGATTGGCGGCGGACAATTTCGCAGCCGTGGCGTCATCAAGGCTAAACCCGGCGGATTTGGCCTCGATCAAACCCAAGAGGGCATCCATTTTCTCCGGCAAAATAGGCCAGAGCGAGCCGGTGATAAAAGCATTTATCGCGTTATAGGTTTTCATTTTTAATCCTTTCGAGCCTTTCTGCCCGTGATATATATGGCAATGGTTTTGCTTCGGCGACTTTGCAGTCACAAATATTTTCAAGCATTCTTATTCGTTCATCCATATCGTCAATTATTTGTTGTAATCCCCAATAGATGTTTCCTGTTTCGTAGTAGTATTCGTTACAATTATCACACATTGAAAAACACCTTTCTAAAATACTTATTCATGGTATCTGCGGATTCAGTCTGCCACAAGGCCAGCAGGGCAGGCACGTCCGTCTCCGCATCGAACAACTCCCAGATTTCCGATGGGTCGCATAGATCACTGGCAATCTGCCCAGGGTCCGGCGATGTCGTGTTTATGGCCGCCCACGATTGGCAGATCGGCGTCCTGGTTTTTTTTACGTATGCGCGATGTTTATCATAAACACCTTTGGCCCATTCGCACCATTTCGCGTGATCATCGGCGGCTGTATGGGCCCTCGAAGAGAGGGCTTTTATCTCGGCCGCCGATATCCTAGCCGCCGCGTCTTCCAACAGCGTAGCGAATGCTACACGTGCATCTGCTTGCGTATCCTCTTGCTGCACAGGCGGCTTCGGCTGACCCTTGCCCGGCTGGCCGCCCTGTTCGTTTTCGTCCGGCCCGCCGCCCGCAGGCTGCATATTCATGGGAAAGCGGCACTCATCGCCGCCATCTACAGGGTTTAGCTCCTCTAGCGCCCGCACCTCGTTGACCGATTTCCATCCGCCCTGCACGGCGATATTATGGGCCTCGTGCCGTGTCTTAGTATCGGCTCGTCGCAAGGCATCGAGGTTGAATTTTGTGTAATAATTTTTTTCGTCTGCAATCAGTGAAACATTGGCCGCCTGTTCAAAGCGCGCCGCCAATGGCGTCAACGTATACATAAGAAATTCTAATGCCTGTTGTTCAGTGTTGCCCCTGGGCGATGTAGATTTCACCCCGATCATATGGGGCGAAATGCCGAAGAAGCGGCAAATTTCCTCGGCCGCCAGCCCCCGCGACTCCATCCACTGGCTGTCCTTGTTGGTCAACTTCAATTCATGCAGCTGCATATCGTCTTGGAGAATGGGAGGATTGCCGGCATTCTCGGCACCGCCATGTAACCGCCGCCAACCCTTGCGGAAGTTTCTTTGCGCCGTGTCGGTCCATTTGCGTTCGGCCGGCCGCGATATCCAGAATGTGGGCAACCCGCCGTTCTTGAATAGGCTGGCGCCATGCGATTCCTGGGCGATAGTTGAACCAATCGTGTTGCGTGCGTATTCAATCACGCTTATGCCTGTGACGCCGTTGAGAGTTGGGCCGACAACATGGTAAATATTTTCCTGTCGATATTCAACGAGGTCACCCATTTCGCGGCGGTAGGCATAAGTCAACCTGCCGTCGGCTGCCTGTTTGACTTCCATGCGATCAGGATTAAGCGGCCATAGTTCCATATCATCGCCCGTGCCGATAATCGCGCAGTAGAAATTCCCCCGCAAAATCAAATGCGACACGCCCATTTCCTTCCATGTCATTGGCGTTTGCCAACGGTTAGGCCTATCGTGCAATACACGCCACAGATAATGGCCGAATGCTTTTTCCCGCGAATCTTCTCCGGTGCGTTCGTACACAAGAAATGGCAAGTGTCCCAACGCCTCTCGCAGAAGACGGACACAACCGTAGACGGCAGATACCCGCATGGCATTGTCTATTGTCACATCTATACCCGCCGGCGTGGCCTGGCCAATAGGGCCATACCAGTAGTCATCTAGCGGTCCCGGCTGGTCGGCAGCCTTCAATCCAGGCAGCATAGAGGATATTGCTTCTACAATCATTTATCGCTCCGATATATGGAAATGGCGATGAGTACCGATAGGCACCCGGTAACCAAAAAGCCCAGCGGTTGATAGACAATCCATGCCGCCGCGATTATTAAAGCGAAACCACCATAAAGAAACGTAAACTGTAGAATGTTTTTCAGCAGCTTATACATAAGCTCCCTCCTCTTCTGTATCGGTGAGAATATCATCAACGTACATCGGCACTGACTCATTTTCGTAGGCCGATTCAATATTGTCCGACATCACCAGCCGCAAGGCCATGATACCGGCTACCAGCCCATCTATCGTGCGGATGTCGCCATGCTTGGGTTTTACCGGGCGGAGATTGGTGTTTAGATCGGACTTCACGCAGCAGTGGCCGGCCTGCCACGTCAACACATCGTTGCCGTTATGCAGAAGTTTGCCATCGACCACCAGCCGCTCGTACTCTGCCGTGGGCGCGGCAAACTGCATGATCGTCTGGGGAAATTTTATCGGTTCGGTATCAGGATAAAGATCGAATTGACGCGACTCGTCTACGTACATAGGATCGAAGGCCATATGAGTAACCGAGAATTTCTTGAATATCGCCTCCATGTCCGCCTCGACGATGGCCGACTCGACCACCTTTTCGCCGCCCACCCGCAACAGCCCGGCATCAACCCACGCCTTGTAGTCGATGAGATGCTGTCGCTCTCGCATGGTCTTTTCAGGCATCCAGAAGTATGCTAGCTGCCGGTAAAGCCTGACTGTCTCAGGATCGGGAAACATCAAGACAAGGGCCGTCATATCCCGCACACGGCTCATGTCCAGCCCGGCCGAACAGATATTTGACTCTAGGTCGGCCTCGGTGAAATCGCTATAACACGCATTCCAGTCCGCCGAGTTCAACCATGGATCGATGCCAATGTTCCATATGCCATACGTCAAACGCAATAGGTTCGGCATTTCACTAGGCGTGTGGATCGCGTCTTTGATGTCGGCGGCCAGGTCGCTTTCGGCAATAATCGTGCCGATACCGGGATTGCACTTGCGGGCGACCGGCAACTCCGTAGCGCCCTCGCCCACGGCCTTGATCTCGGCCTCGGCCTCTTCCCGCGGCATGGCCAGGACCAGGGCGAAGAAATCGTCATCAATGATATCGCCGCTTAATATGCCCTCGGCCTTTTCCCGTTGACGATAACAGATCGACTGCAAGTCGTCGCCGGCATTGGTAATGACGAAAGACAGCGGCTCGCGGCGGGCACGGAATGCATACCGCAGCCGTTCCCAGGTATCATTGCCCAGCCATTCGTGCAGTTCATCGACAATAGCGCAATGCAGGTTGGCACCCTGCTTGCCTCGTGCCGCCCCTGATACGGCCCGATACCAGGAGCGAGTTTTCTTGAATAATATGTTGTAGTTGGAACGATTGATTTTCAATGCCGATGCCAACTCCGGCGATGCCTCGATCATATTGATGGCTTCATTGTGGACGATGCGTGCCTGGTCGCGGTCGGCTCCCAACGACCATATCTCCGCGCCCGCCTCGCCGTCGCCCACCAGCATGTACAGCCCGATGCCGCTGGCGATTGTTGACTTGCCATTCTTCTTCGGCATCTCGATATACGTGCGTCGGAACCGCCGCCTGCCGTTAGGCCGTACCCAGCCGAACAGCGGATAAATGATTTCCTGTTTCTGCCAGTCGGTCAGATTAAACGGCTTGCCGCACCACTCGCCTTTAGAATGGCAGAGGTACTTGGGGAAGAAGTCACAGACGTATTCAGCCAGCCGCTCGTTGAATCGACAGCCGTTGCGGATCGCATGTTCGTCGCCGGCGTTGCGAATCCACCGCGACTGCGATCGCGCCGTGGCCGTAACGATGCCCGGCGGTTTTACGAGTCCCAGGGCGGCCTGGGGCAGCGGTCCATGGCGATCAGCCCGATAAGTGCCGTCTGCTATATGATCCTCGATACTCTTCTTGTTCCAGCCGCCGGCCATGCCGCGCTGTTCCGTTTGCGTATACTTGCGGACCTGGCGCAGCATCCTCTTTAGTTGTTTCTCTTTCGCTTGTAATTCTTCTTGTGTGGGCATGGCCATTCTTACTTATCGCGGCCACGCACACCGCTAACGCCAATAGAAAAAGACCGCGCGAAGGTGCGGCTCCGCACGGCCTTATCTATTGGCTAAACAACCGACAAATGGATCACGCTTGCCGGAGGTTATTTGTATTTACTTTTTCAGTTTTGGTTCTAGTCCTATGTCTTTTAGTCGAGCGATGAACCATCGCAGCCGCTAATTGTACTTATCACGGTAAATTTATTTTGGGAACTTATGACCACAACTCGGACATTCTATTATTATCACACCATCTGCTAGTGATGCATCGAATTCCTTTCCATCAGCCCCTTCGGGCAATACCCCATCCTCGAACACATCGATCCCTTCCTTCGCCGCCAACTCATCCAGCATCGCCTGCACGCCTTCGCTCTCAATATCGATGTCCATCAACAGCTTTCCCAGCGCATCCTTGTCCGCCTCGGCCATCGCCGCCAGCGGATCAAGCACCACCATCAGCTTGTCGGCTTCCTCTTCTGTGAGGTCAAGAATCAGTACCGGCAACTCGGCATCCGGGTCCAGGTCGGCCCGCATATGCCCGTCGATGATCTGCAATTCGCCGTCCGGCAATTCACGCGCCAGGCAAGCATCGGCATAACCGATCTCGGCCAGGATACCCTTGAGTGCGTCTACCTGCCCCTCTGGATGGGTGCGCCAGTTCCGTGGATTAGGCGACAACTCAGAAGCCTTAACCCGCCTTAATTCCTTGATTCGATCTCGTATCTTCATGATCTACCTTTTGATGACGCCAAAAAACGCGTGCGCTTGGGGTGCGGTATTGCCTCTAGGGGGGTACCGATCAGACCCCCCCCTACCCTGGTTTCTTTTTTGCTTCCTTTGCCGTGTGTCGCATGTGGCATCGCATGTGTGTTACTCGCAAGTTTTCCATATCCAACCGTCGCGGATCGTCTATGCCTTCAAAGGGTTCAATGTGATCGACGTGCAACTCTGCCATCACGGGCTTGTTGCACAGTTCGCAAATTGGATATGGTGATAGTCCAGCCATTACAGCCTCTCTTGTCTTCTGTTCAATGAATACACGGCGTGCCCGGCGCCAAGCCTCGTCATAGCCTCGTTCCGCGCTTGTGCCTCTTTCAGAATTCCAGCCTGACCGCTTGATCGGTCCGCAGCCCGAACATACTTCATCGGTTATAATGCCTCGGCAGCCTGGTCGGCCACATGTTCGTGACGGTAGCTTACTCACGATTCTTACCTTTTGGTTTTAGTTCAGCTAACCCGGTGCGTTATTTGTCAACGTTACTTTCACGTCACCCGTGACTTCAGTCTCTCGATATGTTGCTTTTGTCAGCAGTAGTTGATATTTGTACTGTTTCCCCGGCTTGGTAAACAGCGCCGTATTAGCCGCTGTCAGTTCGACGCTCACCTCCTGCGTGCCCGTCGCCGTAACTACACTGCCGGCCTTGGTGAGCATTACCTTGCCGTCGTGAGCCGCTGTTAATGTCAGGGCCACTGAAGCATCGGTTAGGTCACCGGCAAACCAATCGCCCGACGTATTCGACCAGGTTAGCGCCTTGCTGTTGGCGTCTAGGTAATCGTCGTACTGGACCAACTCAATATCAAGGGCCGTTGTCACTGCCGAGGCTGCCGTTACATTGGCCGTGGTGATTAGATTAGTCTTGGCTTTTATCAATGCCAACAGCGCGTCAGTGGCAGTGTGCGCGGCCAGCATTTCCGTGTTAGTCGGCCCGTCGTAGGTTGCCAGTTCGGCGGCCACGATGTCAGCAGCAATATCCGCGATCGTGCCATTGGTTTTTGCATCATCATAATGCCCAGAGAAAGCAATCGTACCAGAGTCGGCATTTAGATCGTAAGCCATACCTGCTCCGGCAGTGCTCGTGTAAACGGTGCAGTTGATACACGTCGTTGACAGGCTTGTATTATGAACACCTTCAACATCGCCAGAATGGTCGGCATGGGTGGAAATGGCCACAAAAAGACAATCCTCAAATACAACTCCGGGACTATCCGCCGAAATTGCTGACAAAAGTTTATCTCCCGCATCAGTTTTCATAGCTGAAAATAAACAATTCGAGAAATATCCTTGGCTATTACTGTCAAGTAGCAGTGCTCGATCAATAGCGTCGTAACTGCCATCAGTAGAGAACTGACTATTCCGAACCGCAATACCAGTAGTTCCAGTCAGATTAGCACTGTCATAAGTGGCGTTAAGGATGCATTCGTCTATTATTAACCCGTCACAATCAGACGCGAGCAAACCATCAAATTTTCCACTTATTTTCATTCGGTAAAGCCGAGTATCAGTTTTTGAATTGACCCATACAGCTATACAAGCCGAATCTGTAGTAACTACATCCAAGTCGTATACTCGCCAGCCGTTGCCGAGAACAAACGTGTTTGCAGCACTAGTCAATATCGCTCCATTGCCTAAAACACGAATGTTGTCTAAAGAACTCCCATCTACCGCACCGTCATAAGTTCCTGGGCTAATATCCAAATTCCAGCCACTGCTAAGATTCGTAATCGCTTGGGCCCCGGTCAACACAGCTTGTCCTCGCGTCAGTCCGTCATTGCTGTCGTTGCCGTCCTTGGCTAAATAAATAGTGTTATCCCTGCCAATATCCGACCGTGTTACGGCATTTCCAACCCATTCCTTCACGTCAGCGTGTGCATGGCCATCGGATTCAACTCCTAATTGCCTTCCCAACGTAGCCGGCTGCAAACCAGACACTTCGTATAGATAACTTGTCACTTCAACGTCTGTATCAGCAGCATTGGGGCTCTTGATTTTAATAGTGACTACCGTGTCGGCGGGAACGGGAAAAGCCGAAGTAAATACCGTCGCGCGAACCGCCGAAGAAAACAATACAGACTGGGGATCGGGCTGCAAGGTCCAATCGCCCACAAGAATGCTGACTTCAAAATATCCTCCACTGCCGTCAAGGTTTTTCGTACCTCCTAAATAGATTAAACCTTGACATAATGTCGGCACCGAAGTATCAGGGGTATCAGTCAAGACCGTAACTTGAGAAGTCAGGTCTAAATCAGCAGTTTCGGTGTCTAGCTGTCTCACGTTACTTCGCCCACTGCAACGCAGTGGCTCCTGTTTGTGGCGTAGAATGCTGGACAGCCCCTTTGTCCATTCTGCAGCCGCTAGGATACGCACCTCCCCAGACATTGCCTACGGCTCTAGGCGCAAAATAGTTAAAACGATTGGCAAAGGTGTCGCTGCCCGTTTTCATGAACGGCGATTCCGACAACTCTTCGTTATCGCCGAAGTTGCAGATAAAATCAGAGTCGGCAAGGTTCTTATAGTTTGTGGTGCAATTATAAACGGCGTTATGCCCAAACTCGTCGACCGACTCGCCCGGAGCGTTGAGAAAATTGATGCCTGCCCCGCCCCCGCCGCTGAACCCGGCGACGATGTTGTTGACCACGGAATGCCGCCGGTAGGTAGCATTGACGTACATGCCCGAGCCCGTGCCGCCATCAGAAAAGATGGTATTGCCGCGTGCCGTCATATGGTCGCCAGCCATGTAAATGCCCGTGGACGAATCGTCCAGGCTGATGATATTATTCAGAAACACATTAGTATAAACTTGGGCGTAAATGCCGTAATTGGCTTTGTTTGTGCCATTTTTTATGTAACAGTTTAGGACTTGGTTGTATGCACTCTCACAATTGATGCAATAGAGATCAATGTTATGAATGTGGCAGTTTATCACGCGGCAATTCTGATACAGCTTTAGACCGCGATCAGTTGTATTGTCAATCTCGCAATTGATCGCCGATCCCCGGTAGAGGTAAAGGATCATGTTGCTGCCCGTGTTGTGGCAATGCATATCGACTATACTATGAAAAGGTACTTTCGTGCCGATCACCGAATATGTACCATCGCCGTCGAGGCCACCTATGCCGCCGTCGTTCAATGCCGATGAATATCCGCGATCAATCAACGGTGCCGCTTCCGTAGGCTCGCCATACGTGGAAAGGTCCTCGGCGGTGGTCATCACGTCATCGGTCGTGGTAGCTATTCCTGGAGCCTGATCGGATTTGTGGTTGATCTGGTCGCCATTGGCCGCGTCGCGGGTGATATGGTCATAAGCATATTGCCGTGATTTCCAGGGGTTGCCAATAACCGAACCACGATCACCGACAACATCGTCGGTGCCATTAAGAGGGTCAACATAGTAATTCGTGAAACCGGCCATCGCTAAACATTCCTAATTATTTCCAGCATCTCGTCCCTTTGCGGATGTGTTTCGATCTCTTCTAGGTTGGCAGCCAGGACGATGGGTAGGTTGTGCAACCGGGCAAAGCTGCATAACTTTTCCATTGATGCCGGGTTCTGATCTTCAATCACTTCACCATCGGGCAATGTGGCATCGTGGGTGAAATCTATCCAGCCGACCTGCGCTGGATAGCCTCGTTCCAGTGCCTCTTCGGCACGCCAGATGTGAACGTCGTTCCATCCATCACGATCATAGGTATAACCACCCATGCGCTTGATGCTGTCGAAAGGATCACGTTGTCCCGAGAGACACCAATAATCGCGGAATTCATCCGTGGTCTGCGAACCCTGCAAAATCATCGGACGTGTTAGTTGCTCGAACACTGAGCGTTGTCCAGCCAACACGGCGGCAAGTCTTTTGGCCGGGTTTTCCAGCGTACTAGCAAAGCCACTCTCGCAACCATCGAGGTAAAGGCCATCAGCACCGACAAGGTCGGCAATAGCAATCCAACGAGCGGATACTTGTAGTTGCAAATTACTTCTTGGTTCAATAAAGCAATAGTTCCTATCTTTTGCCTGGACCAGCCCTTGGGGACGCGGTTCCAAGTACAATGGATCGTCGTGGAATATCCGGGTATTTCGTCCGTGCAAAGTAAAGAGTATGTCTTTCGCGTGCAGTTTATTGGCGAGCCGTTTCAGATCGCCATGCCCGCCCGGCATAACCGACTCGTACCAGCCGGCAGACCTGCACCAGCGTGTTTCCGTCACCATGAGGTGGCCAAAATTATTGTACACGCAGAAGTCAACCACGGCGTCATGGTCGAACTCCAAGTGCCCCGGGCTCCACACCAGAAAAAACGTATTGCGCAGCAAGTGGTCAAAGTCCTTTCGCATTTTTTCTTTATCCGCTAAAATAATTCATAATTGTCCCCGCTAGCGTGCCGCCCAACACGCCGCTGCCAATGATAGCGCCGATGAGGATATTAAACCGCTTTTCCAATACG